GTTTGTAGTCATTGAATCTTAAAACAATGAGCAAACTAATGCAGCCAAACGAGGGCTGCGACAGGAAAGGTTCCCATACTCTTCCAATTGGTAGTAAGGAAAACGCTACTGTCATGCTGAGGGCTCGGAAGGCCGTTAGGGGTAGAAGTGCACGCGATGCTAAAAGCAAAGCGAAGCGCTCCCCCGGCCGCGGATCTAGAACAAACGTTCAGACCACTATCGAGCTTGAGGTTGATCTCTCAACTAGGTCGACTTCTGTCAGCGTGGCGAAACTGCTGTCCACAATTGTGGATGGTAGCGGTGCTTCGGCGCCGATGACGAAATTAGTTGAATCTCTCCTACTCCCTTTCCTGGCGAGGCGCAAAGGCGCTCGCTTCAGTGATAAGGAGTATGGCAGAATGGTGTCATCATGGAAGATGACTTTGTCCAATCTACAGGAGATGGAGGACGACGAGAATCGCGAAATGGACTTTTTGAAGTACCATCTCGGCTGTCTCATGTGCAAGGTTGCCCGCAGTGAAATACTGCCAGACAAACCCGCATTCGTCACCAAACCTCTTTTTACTGGTTGGCTGAAGAGGTGTGTGAAGCTCGCCGTGATTAATCACGACTACGCCTTCTGTTACTCACTTCTTATGTCGAAACTGGCTTGGCCCGAATTGACTGAGAAGAGAGAGAAGATGGCGCTGAGCGACCACAAAGTCCTCATCTGTGGACCCGCGCGCGGCAAACCGCGGCGGGATCTCTACGAGATGATCCAACAGACCTCTTTGGAGATCTTTGGCGGACAGGTAAATAAGACCGGCTCCTTTATGGAGAAGGCACCAATACCCACCAAATTCATGCCGACTGGATCAGCTTGCATGCAGGCGTCTCGTAAAGAGCACGGCACTTCATCGCTGTTCCAATCTATGGAGACTGACATTGAGGAGACCCCTTTGGGTCCTCTTAGGGATCTTAACAATGCTACAGATAGCTGGCGTCAAGCCAGTTACGAGCATGCAAGATCCAATGTCGAGTCACGTATTTACGAGCGGGATTCAGGGATCTTGGACGTTGAAGTCCAGATCATACCTAAACCCGCGGGATTTAGAACTCTCACTAAAGGTGACGGGTATCTGTACACCGCGCTCCAGCCTGTCCAAGGACAGATGCTGAGCGCCTGGAAACAGCACCCCACCTCCACAATGATTGTCGACCTCGACGACTCCGTGCAGAAACTGTACGATGTCACGAAGAAACACAAAGATTGGGAGTTTAGTTCAGTAGACTACAAGTCTGCAACTGATCTGTTGAACAAATGGTCGACCAACGCGGCTTTTGAGCCGTTGACGTTCCTATTTGATTCCAAATTAGCATGGCAGAGTCTGCAGAATGCTGTGGTTCATTATCCGGATGGTGATGTGCTTGATCAAGTTGAAGGACAACTCATGGGTCACCCCTTGAGCTTTCCTCTCCTCTGTACAATCAATCTCGCCTGCTACCGTTGCGCACTTATGCGCTGGTTGGCAGAGGACGAGTCTCGATTGGAGGATGTTAAGATCTTATGGAGTAATGTTCTCGTCAATGGTGACGATATGCTCTTCAGAGCACCGCCCAGCTTCTTCCCTGTATTCTTACAGGTTACTAAGGAAGCTGGTTTGGTGGTGTCTCTGGGCAAGAACTATAACTCTAAGCACATAGCGCTTATTAACAGTCAGTTGTATCGTTTAGACGGACACAATCGTATGATACGATGTGGGTACCTAAATCAACGTCTGTTGTCTGCAGGTTCCATTGAGTCTCCTTCTCTCGCAACGCCCGACCAAATTGGTAAGGATGTTGGGGAGATGGTCAGACACTGCCCGTGGGCCAAGGGATGTATCCCGATGGCTTTCGAGCGATGGAAACCCAAATGGACCGGGTGGTTCAAACCAAATTGGTTTCTACCCGTCCATCTTGGCGGTTATGGAGTACCGCTGCAACAAGCTTCCGACGATTGGAAAGTAACCAGAGGCCAAAGAAAAATGGCTTCGAGGTTTATTTCTAACTCTCGGTTGCAACTGTATAGGCGAGAAGGGTTCAGTATTGAAACTGCGAAATTTGCGAGTTCTCTCGCTAAATTCGAAGTTGTGCCCCGCTTCCCAGCGGAAGATGAGAAGGAGGAGCGCGATGCCATTGGTGTCAGTGAAAATATCACTGACGATTGGCTTATTCGCGCTGCCTACATCTCGAGGGCGATGCAGCTGAAACAGGAGAAGGTGTCCGATAAGGTCATGCTTCTACGTTCAGGCCGCGTTCAACAAAAACTGAAACCGATGTCGGATAGGGGGATGGCTAAATGGTGGCACGTGGCAACAATTGCTCACGGCCTGCCGGCCTGTCCTCCACTCCAAGGTATTAAAGGTGATCGACCCGATCTTGATGTTCGACGCGATTTTCAAATGAAAATTCCGCGATCACATCCATTTGGTCGTAGACGGGGCACTCGTAGAGCGCCATCGTAAGTTTGCACTGCCCAGCGGTGGGGTGTAATCACCGCGAACTAGAGTCTGCCTGCGACTCGTTAAAGAATGCAGGCATGGGGTTGTAGTGGGTTATTACCCAAAACGGTGCATTTTCCTCGCGTAGACGAAACAACTTGTGTTCGCCCGTGAGAGAAAGCTTAATACTTCCGTACTAACCAAAATGTCGAGAGACTACACGGCGTACCTTCACCCAGAATTTTCAATTCTGTGAAGTTCCACTATGATGTATAGTCCGCCCCGGACAGGTGGATCCCATATTTGTTCACTTATGTCTACTCAAAGACGTAAACAAACTTCCAAGCAGCAGCGTCCCAATGCGCGCTCTGCGCCTCAAAGAGGTAAGCAAGCAACGAACACTGTACGCGCCCCTTCCGCGATGAATCGTTCTAGTCGTCAGACCGGATCGAATTCCACTCGCTATAGGGAGTGCGAACGAATTGCTACTGTTAATGGTTCAGCATCTTTTAAGAATGTTTTAGACATTCCGTGCAACCCAGGCTTAGCGCAAAGCTTTCCTTGGTTGAGTGGTCATGCAGCTCTTTATGAGTCTTACATTGTCCACTCCCTCACGTTTAGATACAAGAACCTCAAGGGTACTGATGCCGACGGCAACATCCTGATGTCATTTGATTATGACACATTGGACGCTCCGCCCTCTTCAGCGATCGCTCAGTCTCAGTCCACTGTGTGGATCGATGGCGCTCCTTGGAGGATCTTCGAAATGAAGGTTCCTACGAGACGCCAGAAACTGTTTACACGATCGAGCATCATTCCCGGCACAGACCTTAAGACATACGACTTCGGGAGACTTCACGTCTCTTCAGAAGGGTGTGCTGACGAATCAGCGCACGGTTATCTCGAGGTTGAATACACTATTGAACTTTTAGACAAACAGGTCGGTGGTTCCACCGGGAGTATTCCTCCTGGGACCACTGCCATGTTTGTGCAAGATCAAGATCTTGGAGTGATTGAGTACAACGACGTGCTTCCCTACAATAGGGAGGTTGCGAACCCACTGGGGATCGTCAACCTTGGCATACAAGGCTTTCAAATGCCTGTTGGTCGTTATAAACTCTCATACCAGATGCTTGGACTCTCGGCCGAC